ACAAGGGACAAGACAATGTGCCAAGTGCATCAGGTTATCGCGTGATCGTTAAGTGCGCTTCCTGTGGATTTGTTGGCCCCGTCGATAGGGCCGACTTATTGATTCAACCAATACTTGGCTTCGCACGTGGTCCTCACCGGCGGCGCCGCGTGGATGTTTGGGTCTGTGACGTATGCTCAGAGGTATGGAATCAATTGGAGACCAAGTTGAACAGCCTCGAAGCCACCGACCAAACCGAGAGTGAGAAAGGAAACTAAGACGTTCAAACGGATCAACCCTTCAAGGTTGGACTCTTTGGCTTCACGACGTTCTTCACGCGTCATTAACCATTCAGCGAAACGCTGCGTTCGTGTGTTCGTTTTCGATTCTTCAATTGGTATTTGTTCTTCTGACATTACGGCATCACCCCACGTTGTGCTCGAAGCCGATGCAGACGTTGCTGTTCAGCAGTCTCAAGCATACGGGAAGGGTCTAACCATGAATCCGAAGCACCACTAATTTTTTTGATGTCGCTCAAAGAAAATTGACGGGGCATCGGTGAACGATACGAATAGGTGACTTTTGACTTTGAAACTGCTGCAGCGCGAACAATTGGAAAAGTAATCAATTCTTCATCCTCATCGAAAATAGAATTCATCAATCCACATCCGGTTGTTGTTGCAGATCATAAGACCGCTTTAGACGCATTAGGTATTCATACTCAGGCTCTGCTTTGACATCGACTTCCATAACATGCCGAGCGCTTGCAGTGACCACCCTTGATAGGTTTGAACCAGCCAAGGGAGCAAGGACGATTACTCGATAAGAGTAAACGCGGTCCGAGGCTGTTGGAGACATTGAACCGCTCTGCCATTCATCCGCTTTCAACGGGAATCCGCCAGCGGTATCAAGGTCTAAAGTCCATCGTTGCGTTCTTGCGTAAAGGACGTGCTCCCAGTTCAATGTCGATCCAGGAAAACCTGCGCCAACATTGGTCCAATTGGAAAGGTCCGGACTTGTTGTCGAAATGTCAATGGGAATTGATGTTAGAACGTCGAACACAAGAATTGAGTCACCTGCATTACCGTCAGTGAGACGATAGGTGGAACCTTGCTGACAAGTTATGCCTGAGGGAAATATGGTTTTGTCATCCATCGACAAACCAGCAAGATCGAAGTAAGTTTCACTGGCCCAAAGGGTAGGAGCCAATTTAATCCATCCACCGTTAGAACCTACGATGTTGAGGGGTGTAAAATTCCAGTTTACACCATCCCCCAAGACGTCGAGACCAGAGTGATACTTTGCCAGGATCTTCACTTTTTACCACCTTTCTTTTTCTTTGATCCCTTCCAAGACTTTGCGGCCTTCTTGAACAAAACGTTGTGCGACGTCTTGGGATGTTTCTTCTTTAGACGTGCAAGTTCCTTCTTCATGTGCTTGTTGTACGCGGACGGCGCTCGCTTTGCTTTGGCGACCGTCTTCTTCACAACAGCACGTCCGGCTTTCTTTGCTTGACGCCTTGCTTCGGTCTTTGCCTCCTCAACAAAGATGGCTCGAATTTCTTCAAGCGTGCCTTCAATCTTAACCAAGGGTCATCACCCTCAGTTATCTGCGGCGGTCGATTGAATCGCAATAGCCATGAAGTCCTTGGCAGTCAAGGAGACGATGGAAGCATTGACACGAACGGTGACGTTTCCTTCGTTATTACCATCCAAGGCAGAAATACGGCCAGTGATGTAAAGTTGGTCATTGACCACGTATCGACCGTCATCCGATCCCTTGCCGTAATTGTCAGGGTAAAGGTCGGTTGTGTTTGTCAAGAATCCAGCATCGTAATTCAAATCACCCGAGGCAACGAGAGCACGATCATCACAGAACACCAGAGCACCACGGTTCAAGTCGGTCACTTGAATTCGAACAACGCCTGGAGCACCCATGGCTGCGAAGATGGATTGATTAGGCGTCGTTCCTTGAAAGATGAAATCAACGCTGTGGATTTGAAGGGCTTGACGGTCGCCAACATCGACATATGATCCAAGGTCGATGGTAGCAAAGGTTTCCGCCCCTGCTTGCGTAAATGTCAATCGTTCGGTTAGGGTAAACATGCTTGTCTTTTTTGTTGCCATTGTATCATCTCTTTTGGTTAGGTGGTCGGGGGTTGTTTCTGACGTCGAGGAACCAGACCGGTTCCCCCGACCATCCCAAACCAACTGCGCCATGATACTTAATCCAGCACCTCTATCTTCCTAACCAAAAGCACGGGTTGTATTACCATCCCCGCACACCCACCCGTTGCTCAGCAGCCATAGGATATGAGGCTATCGTGATTAAATCTTATTTTTTTAGCATACAAATAACATTATTATTATATTCAACCAACAATTGGTCGAGGCCATGGGGAACCAATACAGCATAACGGTGAGCGATGAAACGCATCACATATTGAAGAAAGCAAAGGAAGATGGCTACAAAGTCAGCCAACTGATTGACGTGGCGGTCAAGACTTTGGGGCGTGAGCAGTTGCTCCGTCTTAGAATGGTTTGGAAGAAATACGAAGAAGATGACCAGTAATCCTAAAATTGATGTGATGAGCGTTATGACCGAAATGCGGGGGAAGCTTCCCTCGTTTATGACTCGAAACCGGAAGGAACATGTCCGGATTACAACAATGAATGGCGAGGGTGAGGAAGAATGACGTGGTATGTTGATGGCTACTATTGTAAGTGCGGCAGAAAAATCTCATGCAAAGCAAGAGCACAAGGGACAAGACAATGTGCCAAGTGCATCAGGTTATCGCGTGATCGTTAAGTGCGCTTCCTGTGGATTTGTTGGCCCCGTCGATAGGGCCGACTTATTGATTCAACCAATACTTGGCTTCGCACG